TCGTGAAAGATGCTAATCTGCATCGGCTTGAACGTCCGCACCGTAGTCCCTTCGCACTTGGGGCATACGCTGGTCTTGGGCACCTCGCTCGCCTTGTAGTACTCGATGTACTCCTGTTCGCAACAATCGCATTCAAAACTGTAATGAGGCATTAGCGTGGACCTCCCTCGAAAATGCGCTGGCTAAACATCTGTCCCATCTGAGCCGGGTCCGTCTCCCACGGCATCTGGTTCATGTTGTTCACCGGCGTACTGGCCGGAAGCTGTGCCTGCGCTTCCTGCGGCGTTGCCGCAGCGTCGTTCCCCTGCGGCCCTTCCAACTGCATCGGCTGAGGTGCCATCGGCGGCAACTGCACAATGATCCGTTCCGGGTTCCTGAACACTTCCGTATTGCGAAGATAGGTCCGTACCAGTTCGGGCACGTTCAACGTGAACCCCATCTGCTGAAGGTATGGCATCAACGGAATCAACTGAGCCATCGCGTCAATCGTCTGCCGGACGCGAACGCTCTTATCCACGCGCTCGGTTGACCCCGGCTCAATCGTTACCTCGTAATCGGCGGCAACCAGGTCTTGAGACAGAGACACCATCTGCCAGACGCGCCCGTCATCCCCAACCAGCGGGACCACCCGTTCCGGTCCCCAAAACTGGCGCAACATCGACACGTCTTTGCGCGTACTCTTGACCAATGCCCGTTCCAGAAGGAACCGCATATCTCCCACGCGCAACCCGCTCTGTTGCTGAATGTAGCTCGCTTCGGTCGCGGTCTGGACCCCATGACCAGACCCTTGCGCCAACTCCGATATACCCGACACCTCGTCAAGGTCGCGCTGAAACAGTTCCGTCAGCTTCCACGCATCACCCGCTATCGGCACATGCGGGAAGATTTCGAGGGCGTCACTGATACGGTCCGCGCCCATCACCTCAACAAAGCTGTTCGTATTCGTAACGAACTTCCGCACATCATCCGGGTTCACGGATCCCGTGCGGAACGCCCCCCGTGTGGCCCCCCACCGTTGCAGATGATCCATCATCTGCGTGCGCATCTTATTCAGTACCTGGATCTGGTCACTAAACGAATCCGCGTAGCTCAGACCCCAAAAGTCATCATCGTCAGGAAGGAACTGGAGAAACACATACGGACCTTCCTGACCAAAGAACGGATACGGTTTTACAAGCAACGGGCGGTCAAGCCCCCACTTCCACACAATGACCGTCTGCGTTACCTTGTCGAAAATCTCATACAGCGTCACCATCGACGAATCGCGGGACACTTCATCTTCCCGCCAACTCGATGTAGTAGCCGATGGATCGTTGCCGTGCTCGCTGTGCCCCGTCGGTTCTACCTGGGCACGCGCTTCCTTGTCGTACCGGCTATCCCGAATCACGTCCACAAACGGACGGTTGATTACATGCGCAAACCACCGCGCTTCATCCGGTGTACGCGCCTCCGGGTCTGACAAAAAATCAAACGGACTGATACACTTCTTCCACGGATGCCCGTACCGGATAGCCGTGTTGTGTTCCACCACCGGGGCTTGGGGAAGGTTCAAATCTTCATCCGTGCCCGACCGTATATCGCTGCTCCCCTGATACCCCGGCAACGCACGGTCATCCGCATACGGCTCGTCCATGTCGTATTCCGCGTTGTACCCGTGCTTCAGTATCCCCGTGCCATACATGAGCGCGTTCCACAGCATTTCGCGCTCCTGGTCCTGCGCCCCCATTATCTGACGTTCGCGTACCAGCACCTGCTCCATCACCGGGGCTACCGCTTCACCCAACGGCGTGTTCCCCTTAAAGAACATCGTGGGGTTCTGGAAGTACAAAGACGCCATCATCTGACGGATGTTCACCAGCATCCAGTTGATAGCGATCCGGTCCTCATACTTCACCGAACCGTAATAGTTCCCCCGGTAGAACTCCCTCAGCCTCTGCCAGCGCAACTCGTGTTTCTCACGCGCCTTATATGCCCGCATGATGCGCGATTCCCATACCCGGAGTTCGTCTTTACCTACATTGGTGGGAAGTTTCATCAGTTGTACGCTATCGCAGAAACGCGAATGGCTGTCGATTCGTCCATTACGCGGTCCTGGCCTATCCATGTTTGATCACCCTGGATCAATGCCGGGTCCAACCAGTCTTCGTATTTCGGCGTGGCGGATTTCGTCTCCGGCTTCTTCCCCGGAAACATGATGTGTTCTATCTGCGCAAGCGCATCGATGATGTCTTTGCGCTTGAATCGCGGGAACCGGATTAGTTCTTCTTCCGCCTTGTCCCTGTTCCGGCAGTTGCGAAGGAAGTAGATCATCCCGTTCTCAAACCACGGCTGAAGCCCCCGGATGCGTTCATCTTTGTTCGTCTCGCTCTGCTCACCCTTCAACCATGCCCACGGAATATAGGTCTTCTGCTTCATCATCTCCTGGCGCATGAACGGTTTCAGGCTACGCTCATACGGACCCGGTTCCATCCCCACCCGGACAGGACGCTTATCCGCGTCAACCTGCTGGCCACGGATAAGTTCCTCGATGATCTTCTGCCCCGTGAAGTTGCCCCAGAAGATGTCCGTGATATAGACATTGCTGTCCGAATCCACAGCCCCCGTCACTATCGCAGTCCACGAGGTCTTCGTTTCCTTTTCGGAACTCAGGTCACATACACGGAAGTACCGCATGTGACCTTCGGGAACCCGGTCGATGATCTGTATCCACTCCGGTTTGAAGATTTGCAGGTCCGTGGGTACGGGATTATTTTCGTACTGGCAGGCATACACCCATGTCCCCATCTTGCGCTTGACAGCGGGCAACGACTTACGCGCATTGGCCGGGTTCTCAGGACACGGCAGATCGTACTCCAGTTCCGTGAACCGGGTCGGGAGAATCGGCTTACCCGCCGCGTCGTAACACGACTTCACCACGATGTCATATTCGCCAGCCAGTTCGGGCGTCTCGATGATCGTCCCGTACAAATCCGAGAAGTCATACCGGGTCCCAATCATCATTTCCCGCGCACCCGGTTCCAACAGGGCTTGACAGTGCTGATGATATTCCTGAGTCTTTGCCATCAGTTCGGGACTGGCAACGCTGTCTTTCGTCACGAGGTCATCAAAGATAACCAGGTCGTAATGACGACCCGTTACCTGCGCATCGTGCGAACTGTATTCAACCGTGTCTTCTTTGTAGTGCCCGTTCCGGTGTAGCAACAGCCCCTTGCCCGACCACTTCTGAGGACGCCCCGACTTGTTCATCTTCGGCGTGATCTCGGGGAAATACTTACGAACCCCAGGTGAATCCAGATACGACCGTGCCCACCCCACAAACTTGATCGCATCATCCGCCTTATGTGACACAATCAGAATCCGTATCTCAGGATTCCGGCACACTTCCCACGCGGTAAACGCCGCGTTGCATATCGAACTCTTGAGATGCCCACGAGGAAGCAGACACAGCTTTGCGGGCTTGCTCCATGACCCCATCCACCGGGCCAGCGGACGATGTAGCGGGGCATACAACACAGGGATGCGTAGAATCTTGTCTAGGAAATACCAGAAGTCCGCACGCGCCGCCATGCGAACCGCCTCAAACTCCACTTTCCCCGCCTTGCGCGGATGGAGCCGATGAAACTCTTTGCGTTCCGCTGGCGTGAGCGACAGGTATTTATCGACGATCACACTCACAGCGGCTTGCGCCCCACTATCAGGTACTGATACGTCAACAAGTCCTGGTATTCCGCCTCGTCCAGAGGCCCTATCGTCACCTTGCCCGCCGTCACCGTTCCGTCAGGGTTCCTTGGAATCCCCACCGCCCGAGACAGCGGCAACAGTTTCACCACCTCATACCCCGCATCCGCAAATAACTTCTGCATCTCTACCGCCGTAAAGAAGCGCAGATGCGTCCGGTCAAGAATCCCCGCGTCCTGATACTCCCACCGGCCCTCACCCAAGGCGCGAATCACGTCATAGAACCGCACATTCGGGATACTGGCGAGCACCTCGCCATCCGGGCCCAGGAACGGCGCAACACGCTTCAGGACTTCGCCGGGATTCTTCAAATGTTCAAGCACGTCACCGAACACGATGCAATCGAAGTACCCCCCCTC